CGCTGGCCGCAACCTTGGCTTGGCCGTATGCGTCCAGGGCTATGCACTGACCCCACAAATCGGTTTTCGCTTGGCTCATGGATGCAGAGTAGCTTACGCCAGGGCGGCGCGCCGGAGGTAAGGCGAATAAGGCAGAGTATCTTAGACAAGGCCCCTGGCCGGGCCATCGAACAGAGGGGCAGAAACAGGCGCGCCCGCCGTGATTCCACCGGCAACGGTAAGACTGCCGCCGATGCTCATTTGCCCGGTCATGTCATAGTTGCCGATGTGGTTTTTATCGCCGCTTTCCCAATTCGTGCCATGCGCGCCGTTTTCGCCGCTCATGGTCACGTTGCCCTCAACAAAAATGCGCGGGGCCGCAACCTTGGCCGTGCTTCCAGCCTTCATACTGGCGTTGTCACCGGCTGTTATGCTGGCATTATCCCCGGCATTGATTGTCCAGTTTTTGCCAGCCTTGCCTTGAACATCCTTGCCCGCCTCGGCAATCACATTCTCCGGCGTCAAAGTGATAATCTGTTTTTTCCGGTCAATGCGAAACTCCACGCCCGGCTCCAACTGGATCACAAATTCGTCAAGCGCCGCCTCCGGCGCGTCCTGGCCATGCCAGCGGAAATTAGAGATACGCGGGTAGTTGGGATCGCCGTCATAGTAGGACAGATCGCAATGTGAGCCTTCCACAGGCGGGCAGACAACGCCGCGATTAAGCCCGGCCCAAAGTACCGGGATTTCCACCTTGGGCACTACCGGCTCGTTATCGTCCACAGTTTCATCGTTCCGCAGCGGCTGCACATCGGCATAATAGCGCCCCCCGGTAGCGGGATAGGAGGCCACAACCTTGGCCTTGCGGGTCACGCGGTAGTAATGCCGCATATCCGGCATACATAGCTCCACAGCCCGCTTGATCAGATCGAACAAGCCCGCGCTCATGATCTAGCCCCACCCGGCCTTTTTGCCGTATAGCACCGTTGTTTTGTTACTGGCGGATTGCAAAAGATGGTTCACGCCTTCCGCCCGCTCCAGGGCCACTATCCCCCGGCGCTTGTCCCTGATCCGCACCAGCCGCCCGTCTGTCAGGCCGGGCAGCGCAGCGGACACCACAGCGCCCATTTCGCCGGGACAGGTGGGCGGGGTATGGTCAATAAGGTTTTGCGCCGTTTCTATCACATAGGCCGGGCCGGGTTCATCCTCAGGCGACCAGTTGAGGCCGTTTGCCCCAAGCCAGACGGCATGACAGGAAAAATCATGCCCGAAAGAACGCGCCAACGTATTCTCAAGTTGCTTGATCGCCCTGGCCACAGACACGCGGGAAAAAATCTGGTGTTGCAGCATGTCGCCGGGAATATCCACCGCACCCACAGCAAGGCCGGTACTGGCCAGCAAGCGCCGCGCCACAGCCTGCGCCGTTTCCTGGTAAAAACTTTCCATGACCATAGTTGTGGCCAGGGCCTTTTCCAGCCCAACGCCCCGCACCGTGATCGCGTCCGGGTTTTCCTCATTTTGCCCAGGCTGATCTATGGCCTCTATCGTGCCCTGCCATTCATGCCGAAAGCCCCCGGAGCCGCGATACCAGAAGCGGGCTATAAAACGCTGCCCCACTTCCAGAGCGGCGCGGGCCTTGCCGTTTGGATCGGGTATCTGGATCACGGCGCGGGAAAGCACCGCCCGCCGCTTGTAGTCAAGCTCCAGGTGCGGCGTCCGCATGATTTCAAGCGGGCCGACATTGCAGCGTATATTCAGGCCCTCGATCATCAATCAACCCTTATGCTGAGTGATTCTTCCGGCTCTTGCGTACCGCCCGCGCCGCCTTCCGCCATTTCTCCGGGCGTGGGGGTTTTGGCCTCTGCCACTTCCTTGCGTACAATGGGGGGCCGATGCTCAGTAAAGCCGAGCGTCGCCGTGATCGTGTCCGTTTTGTTTGTTTCCGTGCTTTTCAGATTGTCAAAAATGACTTGCCGGATACCACGCGCCCCGGCGTGGCGATTGACAAAAGCGTATATTTGCGGGTCTGCCTGATCGTCTGTCTTGCGGAAAAAGGGCGCAAGCTGCTCCAGCTTCTCGTAGCAGTCGCTTTCCCCGTCCGTGATTAGGGTAAGAACCAAAACAGCTACTTGGTCATCAAAGCCTTTTGGCGTCTTGCGGTTGCCGGAAAGGCCGTCCACCTTCTGCTCATCGTAGCGCACCTTGCCGTCAATGGTCAGGGAGGTAAGCAGACCGGGCAAGGCTTCGCCGCCCAAACGCACAACCCCGTCCTCAAAGGTTATCCGCTTCATGCAAGCTGCCCCCCGCCGTATTCATCCACCAAGTCTTGCAGGGATTGCATAAAATCCTGGCCGTCCTTCACGTCCGGCAAGGTGATATTGCCGATATGGAAAACGTAGCTTGGCCCTGTGCGGCCTGAGCCGCCCTGGCTGTCCTCGTGTGAATCTTCCAGGGTCTGTTCTGAAAAATGCGGCACTTCCGGCGTGATCGCCGCTAGGCTTTCGTCTATGCTGGCTACCAGAGCCCCCGCGCCCGCTTTTACGCCCTCGGCAAGGGTAGTCATAATGCGCGAACCGGAAAGGGTAAGCTCAGACAGGGGGCCGGTTTTGGCGTCAGAGAAAGGCAGAAGATCGCGTATGCTGCTAAAAACGCCCTTTACCCCCTCAGTTACAGAGGAGGCAGCCGAAAGAATGCCCGCTTTCAGCGTTTCCAGTATGCGGGCGCCGCTTTCAAAAAGGTCAATGGAGCCAAGATACTCTATGCCCTCAGTCCAGGCCGCGCGGAGCCAATCCCCGATCCTGAACAGATCGGCAAGACTCATAAAGGAATCTGCCAGGGCGTCCAATATATCTTGTCCCATTTGACCGGCTGTCACAAAGTCGCCGCTGAAAAACGCCACCACCCCCACTATGCCGGAGATCAACATGCCAAGGCCGTTAGCGACAAGATGTACAACCGTAGCCAGGGCTTCAAAGCTCCAGGAAACAGCCCCGCCCACCACTTTGCCGAGGTCATAAAAGCCAGCCGTTGCCGATGTGACTTCGCTCCCGAAAACGCGGGCAAAGAGCAGGCCGAGCTTTTCAATAGTAGTCGCCAGCTTGTCGCCAATCGGCATAAAGAGCGACAAGGGCCGGGCAAAGTCCAGGCCATCCCATAGCCCCGCAAAAAAGCTCTGTACCCGGTAAACAACCCTTGCCACCGTAGTGACAAAGCCCTCCAACCCTGCGGCCTTGATCTCCTTGGCCAGTTCGCCCCGGATCACGCCCGTGCCATCTGTGAGGGTGCGGAAAACTTCAATCACGCCCCGGCCAACCAGGGCAATGTTACGGCCCCACCGTTTCATAGTGTCGGCAATGCCGCCAAAGTTGGAGCGCCAAGCGACATACAAAAGGCCAATGGCGGCAATCACCGCCAGTACCGGCCAGCCCACGCCAAGTATTGCCGCCTTGAGCGGCAACAGGGCTTTGGCCACTATGGGCGCAAGTTTGGTAATGCCCCATATAGCGCCGGAAAATGCCGTAAAGCCGATAACGCCAACCGCCAGCGCCCCGGCTACCTTCAAAAATTTCTGGCCAAAGGAGGACTCCGCGACATAGCGCAGGGCATCGGCAAAATAGCCAAGCCGGATAGCTGCCCAGGAGATTGCAGGCAGGAACAAGACGCCTATGGAACGGGCCACATTGTCAAACTTGTTCCGCATGATCTTGAGCGCCATGTCGGTGGCCTGTACCCGTTCCGTATAGACGGCCTGCATACTGCCCGCATAGTTCGCCTGATTGCCCACCAGGGCAAAAGACTTTTCCAGGGTTTCCATATTGGAGAGCAAGGGGCCCAGGGCGCCGATTGTCTGGTTTGCGCCTACACCAAACAACTCAAACATGAGGGCGTTTTGTTTGTCTTTTGATTGGCCGGACAGGGCTTGCAGAACGCTAAATATCGTCCCTTGCGCGTCTATCTGCATATCTTTGGCGACCTGCGCCGCCGAGAAGCCAAGGCTTTTCAAGGCGTCCTCGGCAGTCTTGCTCATGGCGTCGCTTCTGGAAAGAACGGCCATAAACTTTTGCATGGCCGTTCCCGCCTCCTCCGGGCCTGCTACGCCAGCCGACATTAGAGCCGTACCCAAAGCTGCCGTCTGATGCTCCGTAAGGCCGTAGACCTTGGCCAGCCCGCCGACATTTTGCACCAGCTTGCCAATGTCAGCGGAAGATACCCGCATTTCACGGCTCAAGTGCCCAACGGCGTCAGTCAGAGAAACCAGTTGGGGCATGGTAAGGTGCATACCCTGGCGCCAATCATCCATCATGCGCGCGGCTTCATTGCTGCCCAGGCCGAAAGCCACGCCCATTTTTACGGCTTGCTCGGCAAAAGCGGCAAGATCATCCTTGGCTACCCCAACCTCCCCGGCCATTTTGACAATGCCGGCGATCCCCTCCGCAGTTTCAGGCAAGCGCCCGGACAAATCCTTGACTGTCTTGCTCATGGCCGCAAGTTCCGCGTGGGTATCAAAGCGGACAACCCGCGCCACATCGGCCATTGCGCTTTCAAAAGCCATTGCCTTGACCGCGCCAACGCCAAACGCGCCAAGAACAACGCCCGCCACCATAGCAACCGGGGCCATTGCTATGGCCACCTTGCCCATTCTGGTGCCAAGACCCGCCGCCGCGTTGGTCGTGGCGTTTAGAGCGGCACGAATCCCGCGCAGCGGACTTGAGATCATGTCCTTAAGGGAAAGGGCGGTAAAAGCCTTGAATACTTCCATTACAGCTTGATCCTGATGTTTGCGCCAATCTGGCGCGCCAGGGTGGTGACAATCCTTTCTTCAAGCCATTGCGCCTTTTTTGACTGGAGCCGCCAAACATCAAGATCGTCTGACGGCTCCACGCGCAACCAAAATTGGATCAGCGCGTCAACCTGATCCTCTCTGCTCAGTTTCCCAGATCAGCCGATATGCCCACAGCCTTGATCAAGGCGGTGGAATAGCTTGTGCCAAGTCCGGGGTATTTTTCCAGCATGGCCGTAAGCTGCTCTTTATCTTCCGGGTGGATTGTGGCGAACAACAGATCACGCGACGCCTGCATGGGGTTACGTCCGGCCGTGTCGGTCAGGCGCTTAATCTGCACCCGCGTGGGCTTGGAAAAACGGAAAGCAAGCTCTACATCTTCCTTCTCCCACAGGTCACGGAAGCTATGCTCGATCTTGGCATATTTGTTGTCCGCCGTGCTTTCTCCAAGGCCAAATTCCGGGGTATCATCTTTTTTATCAAACATGCTCATGCTCCCTTGTCAGTTGGTTGTAGGTTACAGACTACGCGGCGCTGTCGCTCTTTGCCGGAGTGCCGCCCCACTCGATAGGCTCAAGTATGGTAAATTCACAGGTCATGGTCGAAACTTCATCGTCGCCCTGGGCTCCGCCGCCGCCCGTAAACTTGCTGATCTTGCATTTTTTCAGCGTGTCCACCACTTCGGGCTTATCGTTGTTGGCGTAGCTGGAAACGATGGTGAAAGGTTCGTGATCGTAGATGCTGCCCCCGCCAGTTGAGGCGCAATGGTCTTTCAGCTTTTCCCATTCGTCACGGTAAAGAACCATTGTGCCGGTCGCTATGTAGTTGCCCCGCCCGTAACCGCGCGGGGTTGCGCCTTTGCCGTAATGCGCGGTCACGGGCTGTTCGTCCTCGTATTTGAGTTCCTTGATAGCCGCCAAAATACCTGTCGGCCCCATGACGGACATATCTTCCCAATCGTAGTTTTTGCCGTTTACTGCCATGTTATGCCTCTCTGGTTATTTACGCCGCACTCGCCAGACGGGGATCAAAGCGGCTGCCCGCATAGACATATCTGGCAAAGAGCTTGATCTTGCGGATTATGGGAATGCCGATCATGGTAAATTCCACCGCAACACCGTTGTTTACAATGTCCTGACCGGGCGGAATGTCCACCACATAGCCCGCCAGTTCCTTGGGCACAGCCGCAACCATCGTGCCCAGGGCGTTTTCGATCTGCGCCTTTAGGTACGCAAGCCCGGTCATATCCGATGGCGCAAGCGGATCGCCCACTTCATCGTACATGCTTTTCAGAGCCGCAATCCTGGCCAGACGCACACCCTTGAACACCACGCGCAAGACTTCCTCATAGCGGTAGTCGCTGGTATCCTCGGCCATTGTGCGGGAATCGCCCCAATACGCGCCTTTCAGGCCCGCGTACTTTTTGGCTGTGAGATACCCGGCCTCCTCCAAAATGGGCTGGATTTCTTCCCACCCGTCCGGCAAGTGAGCTTGGCTTATGGGGCCGTCTTTCGTGCGGCCGGTTGCCCGCATGACCGGAATGGACATAACCCGTCCGGCCTGCAAGCCGCCAAAGTTCCGCCGTCTGCGTTCCCCGCCAACGTCCGAAACTTCGCCCCATGACGCGCAAACCTGGACAAAAGCCCCGGCAAACATGGCGCGCTGTTCCAGCAAATAGGCCGCGTAGTCGCTCATATCCTCGCCAAAATGGGGCAAACGGGCCTCCATTTTGAAATAGGTTGGCCGGTGCGCGTTCCAAAGCTCCTCGGTGCGGGCTTGCGCCGCCGCCCAGTCCACCGCGTCCGTAGGGCCAGCCACTTTCACAAACTCCACGTCATACAGGGACAGCGGGCGTTCAAGGGCCGTCATAACGTCCGCAATGCCACACCCCGGAGAAAGCAGATCGCAAGCGTAAGTGGCCCCTCCGGCATATTCACCCTCCGGGAAAGTCACGGTTACGCCGTAGTCCGGCACATCCACCTCGCCGTCCACCGGGATTGTCCGGGTTCTGAGCCAGTTGTCGCCGCCGTCCACAGAAAGCCGGTAGGTGCCTTCATTGCGCTGTCCGGGCCGCACTATCTGCACAACCAACTGAGCCCCGGCCAACACCGTGCCGGAAACTTCCAGCAAGGGGCTGGTTTCAGATCCAAAACGCACAATCGGGCCTATTGCCGTGCGTATGGTGATCTCAAAAGCCGCCCCTTCCTCCAGGGTCGCCCCTGCCGGAAAAATCAGGGTTGCCCCGGTAGTGCCAAGCGGTAAGGATTCGGCGGAAACAACGGCTCCCGGCTCTGCCTGTCCGTTGATCAGGATCGAAAGCTCCGCCGTGCCAAGAGCGCCCGGTTTTGTCACCAAAACAACAATTCCGGCGTTTTTCTGCGCCACGCCTAAGGCCAGCGCCTTGACGCGCGAACCTATGGAGCGCGGCTGGCTGATATAGCCGCCAACCTGCCCCTGCACAGGAACGGCGATAACTACCGGCTCCTGTCCGCCCGTAGCCAGGGCGTCACGCAAGGTATCCACCAGGGGGCCGGTGCCGAGCATGGCGCGAAGATCGGTGCGTCTGCCCACAAGATAGGCTTTGCCCACCTCGCCGCGCGAACAGACCCCGGCGATCACGGCCTTGCCGTCCACACCGCCAGGGGCGAGGCCGGAAGTCCCGTCAATAAGATATTCAAATACGTCACCCATATTTCCTCCAGTCCGTTGCCATGCAGCGGGTTAGCCGCCTATGCGCCGGGTTTTCAGTCCGTCCATAGCCATGCGGTAAGCGGCCTCGCTTACCTGCTTGTCGGCTTCCCACCCCATCATTGTATGCAGGGCCGCGCTTTGCCAGCTTGGCAGCCGGAATTTTTCCGCAAGTTCCGCCAGTGTGAGCAATTCCCCGTCCTGTTCCTGGGGCGTTTGCTCCGGGGCCGGGGGCTGCCCTTGGGCCGCGCCCTCGGTTTGAGCCTTTGCCGCGTCCGCCGCCGCTTGTTCAGCCGCTGTTTTCTCAGCGTCTGCTTGTTCCTGGGCTGCCTTCTCCGCCGCCGCCTGTTCCTGGGCTGCCTTCTCCGCTGCCGTCTGTTCCTGGGCTGCCTTCTCCGCTGCCGTCTGTTCCGCTGTTTTCTTGCTCATGTCTGCCTCCACGCGCCAGTTTCGGCGCGGCAATTTTAATAAGTTCGATCATTTTCTGTTCCTGGGCCTGAGTTATGCGCCCGGTCAGAGTGATCAGAAAAAGGGTATCAACCTTGGTAAAAACCTTGATCGCCTGCGCCCCCACCCGCTTTGTCGGGTCTGTTTTGAAGGTGGCCTCGGCAATCCGTATCTGTA